AAGAACTAGCTGACCAACTGAAGAGAGATAATCTCATGATGTTACAGTTTGGTGTGGCAAAAGAATTAGGAAAAAGTCTTGTAGAAGTAAGAAGTATGACTATGGAAGAACTTGTTGGTTGGAGTGCATATTTTTTGATTCTGAATGAACAACAAGAAAAAGAATTGGAAAAAGCAAAAAGAAAGAGATAAGATAGAATAAAGTAACCTTTTAGTATTTAGTTGTGGCAACTAGAGCAGATATTGAAATTGCCGTAAAAGGTATAAAGCAAGTTGAAAATGCAAAAAAGAAAATAAAAGATCTTAATAGAGAAATTAATAAATCAAATAAACAAATTACTAAACAAGCAGAAAAAGATGGTGTAGTTAAAAAAGGTAATAAAACTGCTGTTGGTGCTGCAAGTCAAGTTAGAAGTATAAATACATTAAATAAAAATCTTGCAAAAGCAACTAGGAACTTTAATCGAGTTGCATTAGGTACAGAAGATGCAGCAGAAGCAGCAATTCAACTTAAAAAAGCTCAAGATGACTTAAATAAAGCATACGCTGAGCAAAATAAATTGATGGGTACAAATAATAAATTGAGTGGTAGTGCATTACAAAAGCAAACTGATATAGCAAGAGGTAAATTTGCAGGGTCAGGGCCAGGAGTATTTGGCCCACAACCTAGACCATCTTTTGCTCAAAGTATTGGGATCAAAAGAGGGTTTGATACAGAAAGCGCATTAATCAGTGGTGCGTTTCCTCTGTTATTCGGTCAAGGGCCAGTAGGAGCATTAGCTGGTGGTATTGGTGGTGGTGTTGGCGGAATGTTTGGCGGTATGGGTGGTTTTGCAGGAGGTATTGCAGCCACAGCAGCAGTCCAATCAATAACTACTTTTACTCAAGAAATTGCAAAACTTGGTAATGCTTTATCTAGACCTACGGAAAACATAGGAACTTTAGTTGAAAAATTAGGTTTAGCTAATGATCCAACAGGAAGATTAGCTCTAAGACTAGAAAAATTAGGTTTAACTTCATCTGCATCCGCTTTATTGATGGAAGAGTTTACTAGGCAAACAGGTAAAAGTCCCGATATTTTAAAAGATGCTGCTGAAGAAATAAATGAAATGAATAAGTCTTTAGCTACCTTTGGCTTGAAACTTCAACTACTTGGAACAGAAGTAATAACTCCTATAGTTGACCTTTTAAACAAAATACCATTTGGTTCAATAGGTGAAAAACTAAAACCTTTAAGCAATCTTCTTTTATTTGGGCCTGGTGGAGATCCTACTGAAACTGTAAATAGAATGAAGGGAATATCTAATATTCCAGCAAGTGAGGGTAATGCAATAATTGGTGGAGTACCGCTTAATCCTGATTTTGGTAAAACTTCTGCACAGATTGGCAAAACTTCTGCTTTAGAGGCTTTAGCTAATGAAGCAGACTTTAACAAAAATATAAGACCTTTAAAACAGGCTTTAGAAATTGAACAAAAGCGTTTAACTCTAAGCACTGAAGATTTAAACTTATTACAAGAAAAATTTAAATTAACTAATCTTCAAAACGAGTTAAAAATTTTAGAGTCTCAAGCAACAATTGAAAACAATACTGAATTAACCGATCAAATTACAAAATTAAAAATTGTTGTAGATACTCAACAACAAATTGTTGATAACGCAGAACACTTATCTTCTAATTTTCAAAAAATTGGTAGATCTATTGCTTCTGGTATTACTGATAATTTGAGTGCTGCAATAATGCAAACAAAATCTCTCGGTGATGCTGCAAAATCAATATTAAATGATTTAAGTTCGACTCTTATAAAACTTGGTGTAAATACAATATTAGGTGGTTTAACAGGAGGTGCTGGAGGTATATTTGGTAGCTTACCAATGTTAAAGTTTGCAAATGGAGGCAGACCGCCTGTTGGTAAACCCTCAATAGTAGGAGAAAAAGGGCCAGAACTGTTCGTACCAAAAAGATCAGGTACAATAATACCCAACGATAAACTAGGGGGAGGCAGTACAAATATAAATGTAAACATTGATGCCTCTGGATCGTCTGTTCAGGGTGATGCACAACAAAGCAAGGAACTTGGCAGAGCTATTTCAGCAGCGATACAATCAGAATTATTAAAACAAAAACGACCAGGAGGTTTATTAACATAATGGCTACTTTTCCTGATTACAACCCTGTTTTTTCTGCAAGTAAAACTGATATTACTAATACCAGAACAGTTCAATTTGGTGATGGCTACCAACAAAGATTTACTTTTGGTATAAATCAAAAAGCAAAACAATGGAGCTTGACATTCAATATTGACGATGAAGATGCAAATGAGATTGAAACATTTTTAGAAGCAAGAAAAGTTGATGGAGCATCATTTGATTGGTCTCCTCCAGATTCATCTACTACTTTTAAATGGGTATGTCCTTCTTTTACTAAAGAAATATTTGAATTTAATAGAAATAGAATAAATGCAACATTCACACAAGTATTTGAACCCTAATGGCAAATCCTGTATCTGAAACCCAAGCAATAAATCCTGGGTCACTTATTGAGTTGTTTGAATTAACAACAGATGCAGCTTTACACGGATCTGCCACCACATATAGGTTTCATGCTGGTACGAACGAAATAAATAATGGAAATATCATTTGGGATGGCAATACCTATATTGCAATACCAATGGAGGCTGAAGGTTTTAAATATGCAAATGGTCAACTACCTCGACCTACATTGACGATTAGTAATGTTACTAATGTGATTACTGCAATTTTGCTAAACGTAAACCAAGTAACCCCAGGAAATGATCTCACTGGTGCGATAGTAAAGAGAAGGACAACTTTAGCTAGATTTTTAGATGCTGCGAACTTCGCTCCTGTAGCTTCAACAACAACAACCACTTCCACTATTGCCGATCCATCTGACGTAGAAACTGTTACATATACTGTCACAGTAGTAAATGTTGGTGGTTCTAATTATTTTGCTATCAATGGTGTTACTAATCCTGTTCTTACCATGAAGCGTGGTTCAACCTATATTTTCAATCAATCCCATAGTTCTAATGTAAACCACCCTTTAAGAATTAAATCTGATGCTGGAGGACAGCAAACAACAACTAATGCTGGAACGCTTGGAACAGATGCAACTGTAACTTATCAACCAGCATATCCAACTGCTCCAAATGATTTGAGATATTATTGCCAAACTCATGGAAACGGGATGGGAAATACAATCACAATGAATAATCCAAATACGATCCAGCAGCAAACAAGTGTAACCTCTACAAGTCAATCAAATCCTTATGGAACACCAGATCCTACAGCAGAATATCCTCAAGAAATTTATAAAATTGATAGAAAATCAGCAGAAAGTAGATCTGTAGTTCAATTTGAATTAGCTGCATCTTTTGATCTAGCAAATATAAGAATCCCTTTAAGAGTTTGCACTAAACAACTATTTCCTTCTATCGGTACATTCATGCCATGAGTGATTGGAAAGAAGCTGCTCTTAGCCACGCAAAAGTTGAAGATCCAAAAGAATCTGTTGGTCTTTTGCTAAATGTAAAAGGCAAAGAAAGATATTATCCCTGTAATAACTTGTCCATGACTTCATATCATTGTTTTATTCTTGATCCAGTTGACTATGTAAAAGCTGATTCTCTCGGTGAGATTACAGGAATTGTTCATAGTCATCCAATTACTCCTCCAACTCCTAGTCAAGCAGATTTGATTAGCTGTGAAAACTCTAATTTACCTTGGCATATTGTTAATCCAAAAACAGAACAATGGGGTTATTGCGAACCAACTGGTTATAAAGCTCCATTATTAGGCAGAGAGTGGGTATGGGGGATAACAGATTGTTGGTCATTAGTTGTTGATTGGTATAAAGAAGAAAAAAAAATTCAACTTAGAGATTGGGAAAGACCTAAAAATCCCGAAGATTTTTTAAAAGATCCTATGTTTGAAAGGTGTGCAGGAGCTACTAAATTTAAAGAATTAGAACCAAATGAAAAACTTGAGAATGGTGATTTGTTATTTATGTCGATAATGGGAAATGGATTAAATCATGTGGCTATTTTTTTAGATGGGGATGTTTTACATCATTTAGCAGATAGACTATCTTGTAGAGAGCCATACTCACCTTGGTTGTTAAAATGTACAGGAGGGCGGTATCGTTATGTTGCGTAAATTAAAGCTATATGGAGAATTGGCTAAATTTGTAGGCCATAAAGAGTTTGAAGTAAAAGTGCATAATTTACCTCAAGCTATTAGTTTTTTAGTCAATAATTTTCCAGAAGTTGAAGCATATATGAACCCCAAACTTTATCAGGTAAAGATTGGTAATTATGAAATAAATAAAGATGAAATAAATTATCCAATAGGACAGCAAGATATTCATATCGTTCCAGTAATCTCAGGAGCAGGGGGTGGCTTTGGTCGTTTTCTTACGGGAGCACTTCTAATTGGTGCATCATTCTTTTTCCCAGGTGCAGGATTATTTGGTACAACAAGTTTTCTTGGTGCTGCTGCTGGTACAGGAATTGGTACAGCTATTGGTACAGGTTTAAGTGCTATTGGTGCTGGTATGGTTATTTCGGGTGTTGGTGAAATGTTATTTCCGACTCAACAGCCTACATTTGAAGATAATCCACAAATTTCATTTAATTTTTCTGGTACACAAAATACAGCAAGGGCTGGGACTCCAATCCCTATTGTTTATGGTGAAATATTTACAGGATCAGTTGTCATAAGTGGTGATGTGGATACAGAAGCGGTACAAGTATGACTAATAATAAATATATTCAAATATCAGGAAGTGGCGGTTGTTTTACTGGTAATACTCCTGTGTCTATTCCAGGTGGTATAAAATTAATAAAAGAAATTAGTATTGGTGATATTGTTTGCAGTTTCGATGATAAAGGTACTATTTACCATGCCAAAGTTTTAAAAGTACATGAGCATGAAAACGAATCAGTTGTTAAGTACACAATATGGGGCGGTAAAACTTTAGAAGCGACTCCGAATCATTGGGTATTAAATCAATTCAATGCGTTTGTCGGTATAGATACTTTAGGAACTGACGATTGTTTAGTCGATGAGTTTGGTCATTTAAGACCAATTATTGAACGTGAATCTATTGGAACGCATACTGTTTACAACTTAACTGTTGAAGGACATCATACTTTTATTGCAAATACTATTCGTGTTCATAATGCAGGATTAGGGCCAAATATTGCTGGTGCTGGTGGTGGCAGAAGTAGCAAAGGAGGTGGAGGTGGTGCTCCTAATATTACTCCAGATAATCTACATAGTAAGCAGTTTGCTACTTTACTTGATCTTATTTCGGAAGGTGAGATTGAAGGTTTTTCAAGTCCGTCAAAAGAAGGTAGAACCAAAGGAACTACTGCATACTTTAATGCTGCAAAGAAAGATATTTTTTTAGATGATACTCCTGTTTTATCTGCTACTGCTGATTCAACTAACCCACAAAATGCTGAATTTAACCATCAAAATGTAGATTTTGACGTACGTTTTGGAACCGATTCTCAAACTAAAATGTCAAAAGTTTCGGGAAGTTCTTCTGTTTTTAATGTTGGACTAGAAGTTTCAAATGGTGTTCCTGTAACTAGACAACTTACTAACAATAGTGATTTAGATGCAGTAAAAATTACTGTTACTGCACCTCTTTTACAAGAAATTCAAGATGATGGAGATATTGTAGGTTCTACAATTACTTTTAATATTCAAATTCAATATAATGGCGGTGGTTTTACTACAGTTCTTTCTGATACTATAAGAGGAAGAACAGCAGATGCTTATAACAGAGAATATAGAATTGCTCTTACTGGTGCTCATCCTGTTGATGTTCGTCTCGTAAAAACATCTGCAAATAGTACAGATAAAATATCCAGAGATTTAATTTGGCAATCTTTTTCAGAATTAGAAGATGATTCAAGTACATATCCTGATTGTGCTTATACAAGATTACGTTTAGATTCAGAATTTTTTAGTAGGATTCCTGATAGAAAATTTAAAATTAGAGGAGTAAAAGTAAGAATTCCAGGTGCAGGAGCTAACTCATCAGGCACTCCAACTGTAGATTTACAAACTGGAAGAGTTGTTTATCCTGCTGGTTATATTTTTAATGGTGTAATGGGTGCTGCCCAATGGACAACGTGCCCTGCTTTAATACTTCTTGATTTATTGACTAATACTAGATATGGATTAGGTAATCATATTGTTGATAGTAATTTAGATTTATTTTCTTTCGTAACTGCAAGTAAGTTCTCAAATGAACTTGTTGATGATGGATTCGGTGGACAGGAAGCTAGATTTGCTTGCAACATAAATATTCAGACAAGTGTTGAGGCTTTTGATGTCATAAGAACTTTATCAGGAATAATGAGATGTATGCCTATTTGGTCTGAAGGAGCATTACTTCTTACTCAAGATAGTCCAAAAGATCCAAGCTATTTATTCACTTTGGCTAATGTCGGACAAGAAGGGTTTAGCTATACGGGAAGCAGTTTAAAAACTAGAGCTACAGTTGTTGCAGTTTCTTTTTTCAACATGGAAACTAGAGATTTAGATTTTGAAGAAGTCGAGGCAGAAGCAGCTTATAAAAATAAATATGGACATAATTTAAAAAGAGTTAAAGCATTAGGTTGTACAAGTAGAGGACAAGCTAGAAGATTTGCAAAAGCAATATTATTTACAGAACAAAGAGAAACAGAAGTAGTTAATTTCTCTGCTTCAATGGAATCAGGAGTAGTAGTCAGACCTGGAACTATTATTAGTGTTGCCGATCCAGCAAGATCAGGTGTAAGAAGAGGAGGAAGAATAAACAGTGCTACAACAACTCAAATAACTGTAGATGATTCAGATGCAACTGATTTATCTGATGAAAATAATCCTAAATTAAGTGTAATATTACCAAATGGGACAGTTGAGACTAAAAATATAACTGCAATATCAGGAAAAATAATTACTTTAGCTAGTGCTTTAAGTCAGACACCAAATTCTAATAGTGTTTGGTTACTTGAAAATGATACTGTCTCTGCTCAATCATTCAGAGTTATGTCTGTTGAAGAATTTGATGGCATTAATTATAAAATAACCGCATTAGCCTATGTAAATGAGAAATATGCGTTTATCGAAGATAATCAACCAATTCCAGTACAACAGATAACAACTTTAAATCTTCTTAAACCGCCTCCTAGTGGTTTGTCAGCCAATGAAACTATAGTTCTTATTAATAATCAACCTGTATCTAAACTAATTGTTAGATGGCAACCTGTAACTGGTGTTTCAAGTTATTTAGTTAATTATAGATTCAAAGATAATAATATTATTTCCGTTACAACTAGTAGTCCTGACTTTGAAATTATCAATTCACAGGTAGGATCTTATGAAATATCTGTTCGTAGTTTAAATGCAGCATTAGAACCTAGTGCTACAGATGTTAGTGAGACTTTTACAACTATTGGTAAAACTGCTGTTCCTGCTGATGTATCAGGTCTTACTGCCGAACCTATAAATGAAAAATTAGTAAGATTACGTTGGAATTTAGCAACAGATTTAGATGTTACTCATGGTGGTCGTGTTTATGTAAGACATTCTTCAAAAGTTGACGGAAGCGGTTCTTTTTCTAATGCTACTGACTTGATCGAAGCATTAGCTGGTAATACAACACAGGCAGAAGTTCCGTATCTTGAGGGAGAATATATCTTAAAATTTCAAGATGATGGAGGTAGATTCAGTGCTGGTGAAGCAAGTGTAATTTTAGATTTACCAGACAACTTAGATGCAAAATTAATCCAGACAAGAAGAGAAGATCAAGATGTACCTAAATTTCAAGGAATAAAAACCAATGTTGCTTTTGATGCTACAACAAACTCTTTAAACTTAACTGGTGTTGGACAGTTTGATAGTATTACCGATTTTGATTTAGTTTCATCTCTTGATGATGTAGGAGGCATCGCACCATTAGGTACTTATGAGTTTGGTGGAACGGCTGGAGGTACTACTTTGGACTTAGGAGATGTATTCAGTCTTGATCTCAAACGTCATTTCTTAACAGAAGCATTTTATCCAAGTGATCTTATTGATTCGATTCCAGATTTTGATGCAAGAAGTGATTTTGAAGGATTAACCGCAACAGAAGTGAACGCAGAAATGTTGGTACGAGTTACTCAGGATAATCCTAATACTGGATCTCCTACTTATAGTGGATTTCAGACCTTTGCTAATGGAACTTATAAAGGAAGAGGTTTTCAATTTAAAGTGAATTTAACAAGTGATGATCCAGCACAGGATATTCGAGTATTCCAGTTAGGTTACACAGCTTCTATGCAACGAAGAACTGAACAAAGTGCTGCAACCATCGCAAGTGGAGCAGGAGCAAAGGCAGTTACGTTCCAACACGCTTTCTTTACAGGGACTTCAGGACTTGGTGGTACGAATAGTAGTTTACCTTCTGTTGGTATTACAGCTTATAATATGGCATCAGGAGATTTCTTCGAGGTTACTAATGTCACTGGAACGGGATTTAATGTACACTTCAAAAACTCATCAAATAATTCAGTTGATAGGAATTTTACATATCAAGCTGTCGGATTTGGTAAAGCAAGTTAGAATGAAATCAATATTTGTTTTATAAATGGCTAGACCAGGCTCTACTACCAGCGAGACAGGTAATAATTATCAAACCGCCAATGGAACGGGTGCTGCGGTTCGTGCAAAATTAAATGAAATATTTCAAGCATTAAGAACAATAAGTTCTGGAAGTAGCGATCCATCAGGAGCAGCAAATATAGCTCAGTATCAGGCTCACATAAACACCTCTACAAATCTACTAAAAATAGCAACAGCAGTTTCGGGAGATAGTGCAACTTATAACACGTTAGGAAATATAACGCTTGATAATTTAGGTCATGTTGTAGCAGCAAGTCCTACGATGACAGGTGATGTTACGATGTCATCTACTGGATTTTTAAAAGTTCCTGTTGGTAATAATGCACAGCAACCTGGGCAATCTGGAGCACCAGCAGCAGCAGCAGGACAATTTAGATATAACTCTGACACAGGACAGTTTGAGGGTTATACAAATGCTTGGGGATCTATTGGTGGCGGTGCTGGAGCTACGGGAGGAGGTAATGATGAAGTATTCTTTGAATCGGACACTAACGTAACAACAGACTATACGATAACATCAGGAAAAAATGCACATACAGTTAGCCCTATAATAAATTCAGGTGTAACTGTAACAGTGCCATCTGGTTCAACTCTTGTTATTCTCTAATTATGGCTTTAAACATTAACGGCACTACTGGTATTTCTGGAGTTGATGGATCAGCTTCTGCACCAGCATTAACAGGAACAGATAGTAATACAGGAATAAATTTTGCATCTGATACTGTCAATATCAATACAGGTGGATCGACTAGAGCAACTGTCGACAGTTCTGGAAGAGTACTTATAGGAACTACTTCGGCCTCTCCTGCAAACTCTTACTCTGATAACTTAGTTGTTAGTGAATTAAGTGGAGATGCTGGTATATCTATTCACGGAAACGATAATAACAGTAATTATGCAAGTTTATATCTTGGTGATTCTAGTGCTGCATCTAGAGGATACCTTGAAATGCAATTAGGTGCTAATGGTAATTTTACTATTGGAGGCAATGGAACTGGACCAATTCGTTTTGTTAATAATGGTGCAGAACGTATGAGACTACTATCAGGTGGTGCGTTAGCTATTGGTTCTACAAGTTCAAGCGGACAATTCTTACACGTTAGAGCACCTTCAAGTTCTTCAGGACAGTCTGTTTTTATTGATGCTGATAACGGAAGTATAGCTAATGCTTTTGGAGTAAAAATAGAATGTAGTGGTGAACAAGCATTTGGCCTTAATAATGGTGCAATAATAGTACAGAATGTTGATGCTGTTGGTGGTAATAACAGAGATGCACAAATCGGCAGATTTTTAAATGGTAGTGGATCAGTGGTAGGTGTTATTATGATGAATGACTCATCTACTAGCTATTCAACATCATCTGATTATAGGCTGAAAGAAAATGAAACTTCTATAACTGATGGTATAACAAGATTAAAACAATTAAAACCATATAGATTTAATTGGAAAACTGATTCTTCTAAAACAGTTGATGGATTTTTTGCACATGAAGTATCTTCTGTAGTTCCAGAGTCTATTTTTGGAGAAAAAGATGCAGTTGATTCAGAGGGAAATCCAAATTATCAATCAATAGATCATTCAAAACTTGTACCTTTACTTACTGCTGCATTACAAGAAGCTGTTGCTAAAATTGAAGTATTGGAAACAAAAGTCGCTGCATTGGAGGCTGCATAAATGGGAGCAAAGATTAAACTAAACGCAGCATCAGGTGGTGGGTCAGTAAGCCTTAAAGCACCATCTACAACTACAAGTAATGCTGCTGTTGAATTAGAATTACCTGTGGCCGATGGAACAAATGGTCAAGTCTTAAAAACAAATGGCTCTGGTGTTTTAAGTTTTGGTGCTGATACTGGTGGTAAAATTCTTCAAGTTGTACCAACTGTGACTAATGCAGCAACCAGTGTTACAATTTCAAATGTTTATGCGAATAACAATAGTTATATTTATTACATAAGTTCTTTAGACACTACTATCACAACAACTGAAACAAATTCAAAAATTTTAATAAGTGCGAATATTTTTGGAGAAGCTTCTATTATTGATAATCAGGTAGGTTTTATTCTTAGTTCGACTATTGGTGGAACAACTGCTCCTATTGATACATTAAGAGGTCCATCGTACCAAGATAGAGCTAGAGTTACTACAATGATGTCTTTAGGCAACCATACTGGAGACAATGATTCAACACCATCTACAACAACTTTGAGCAATTTTTCGTACGCTCCTTCTCAATCAAGTGGTACTTCAATTGTTATAAGAATTGGAGTTGTAGGTATAAGTAGCACAGGAACTTTTTATTTAAACAGAACTGTTTTTGACGGCAATGGTAATGCTTATGAAAAAGGTTCGAGTGGCGTTACCTTGATGGAGGTAGCAGCATAATGACTATTTATGACCATGATGCTATAAGGAAAGCCTATCCAAATGTTACATACATTGACGATCAAAATTCTAAAATTTTAGACGCATCTGGGAATACTGTTTCTGTAGAACAAAGTAAAATAGATGAAGCAAGAGTTACGCTTGATGCTGAAGCTGCTGCTGTTAAGTACAAA